ATAGAATGGATGAGAAGTAAATTAGTAACCTTTAAATCAGAATAAGATGTCAGTAATAGAGGAAGTCACAAGAAAGTCTATGATAATTAGACCTTCAGGTAGAAGTACTGATTTTATTAGTCCAAGTTTTGGATTCGGCTGCTTGTATTCTTGTGCGTACTGTTACCTTAAGAGACATAAGCCCACTGGACTTACAGTTGCTACAAACACTATGGATATTTTAACTGAAATAAACTCTCATGCTTTTTTTGCAGTAGTTGATAAGCCTAATCAAACAGGAGAGTATATTACTTATGACATTTCCTAAATTAAATTCTTCATTGCATCTTATCTTTGTGTAATTATTTGTATATTTATATATGAATAGTAAAAAAGATAGTATCATTAAAAAGATAGAAAGTATTGCTAATGAGCAGAACTTTGAGTGGATTAATAATTATAGTAGACCAAAAGATGATCTTTTATTTAAGTGTAGATCTACAAATATTATAGTTAAAACTAATTGGAGCAATCTTAAACAAAGGGGTATCATACCAATTAGAAACTCTAAAGAACATCATAATAATAGAATACAATTATTGTGTGAACAGTATAATCTGACATTATTAACTAATTATAAAAGTTACATGAAAAAGATTACATATATGTGTAATAAGTGTGGTACAACATATGAAAGACAGGCTTGTGATATTTATATGTGTGGTACTTGTAACAACTTTTATAAGAATAATAAAGGTATAAATACTGTAAATGTTCTGAGGGATCCAAATGTAGATTATAGATTGTATTTTGTCTATATTCCTACATATAATGCTTATAAGATAGGTTTATATAAAGGTAATTATGTTAAATCAAGATTTAATACTCCGGTAGAAATCCTTAATGTAATTAATTTACCTTTATACAAAGCATTCTTTTTAGAGCAGTATATAATTAACAAATATAAGTCTTGTAAATACATAGGACCTAAATTTGGAGGTTACACTGAAGCATTTAATGATACTATCTGTAAAGAAGATGTAATAAAAATTATGGGTGCATCTATTTTAGATGTAGAACCCCGTGAATTGCTGGAAAGTCTGGAAGCAGATAATCAGCAGCCAAGCTTTATAGAAATATAAAGAAGGTTCAACGACTAGTATATGGAGTCTTACCAGGTTATGCTGGAGATGGTAAAATACCAAGAGCGCGGGGCATGTAAGTAATTACATGATGATATAGTCTGAACTATACATATAACTTAAAAATAAAAGTATAGATCTATAGGATAAAGAGCCTATAGGATAACAAATTGGTAATGAAGACTTTGCTCTACATGCTAAGTATCATGATTGGAAGACTATCTTTAAGTTCTTTAGAGATCATCCACTTGCTATGGGTTCATTTGCTACTAAGTGTGTTAATGGGGATCTGCTAGATTTTAATCCTGAAGGTAAAATCAGAATTAGATTTAGTATGATACCACTAGAGCTACACAAGAGATTGGAACCAAATACTTCAGGTGTCTATGAAAGACTTAGTGCTGTGGGTCGTTTTCTAAATGCTGGTTATGAAGTTCACTTAAACTTTAGTCCTGTTATTGTACATGATAATTGGTTGAAGCACTATGAAGGTTTATTTACATCTATATCTGGAATGGCAAGATTAGGTAATTGGGATAATGATTCAGTTAAAGCTGAGGTAATCTTTTTAACACATAATGAAGAAAAACACAAGTACAATGTGGAACATAAAATCCCAGGTGAAAGTTTTCTTTGGACTCCTAAGATCCAAGAAGCTAAGACTTCTCAATATGGTGGTAGCAATGTTAGGTATGAACATAGAAGAAAGGCTGATTACATACAACAGTTCAGAGATCTTCATGATAGAATACTTCCTTGGAATACAATTAGGTACATATTTTAAGATGGAAAGAGATATTAGAAAAGAAATGGAAGCACTCTCTGCACAGATTGCAGAAGAGCATTATAACATCACAAATGGTGTAGATCAGAATTTAAATTATCTGTGGTATATGTACCATAAAGGTAGTAAAGCGGGTATGTTCCGGCCATTTGTTTATATGGCAGAACTACAGTTGCTAAAATACATGGGTTATATAAATGATACTGAAATAAAGAATATGATTAGAATGCTTGAGTCAGAAGACCAGGATAATCTTCATATGGTTACTTTATCTATCAAGAATTTTAGAGAACTCAGATTACAAGAACATGGTGAGTATAGTAAGACAAATAAAGCATACTGGAATGTTGCTAAGAATTATGCGTTTGAGATACTTAATCATGAAATATTCATGCAAACAATGGCAGCTAAATAATGGCAAACTTACTTACAGAACACATAGTAAAAGAAATAAGACTAGAGAACAAAGACATTAAGATAATGAATCCTAGAATTATTGCAGGCTATGTGATGCACAAGTATAAGTGCAGCCCCTATTTAGCTAAAAAGATTGCTAAACAATTAACAGATGACAGAAAATGATTTAACAGATCTTGGTTTTAACAAAGTAGAAGTCAAGGACTTAGATAGTCAAAATGGATATGATTATTTCTATTATACATTAGAAATATTTGACAATTTAACTCTTTGTTCAGTAGACAGTGACTGTGTAAAAGATGATAATTGGTATGTTACTAATCTAGAATGGCCTGATCAGTTTAAGCTTCAGAGTCCTCAAGAAGTTCAGAGTTTTCTTCAGGCCGTTGGCTACCAGAGATAAGTTTAGCTTTTTCAGATAGTAAAGTACTTAGTACAAGAGAAGCTGCAGATTCCCAAGCTTCATCAATAGCTTGGGATAGCTGATCAAATGGCATTCTAGTAGATAAGACTTCACCTGTTCTTAGGTGAATCTTAGCTCCTGCATCAGGATTTCTTGGATTAATAAAAGATATTCTTGTTATGTGAGTAACATTTAGATGCTCAAAGTATGGGCCATCTTGATCTTGAAATTCTATTGGTAGAAACATTAGACTATTTGATTACCTTCTATCTTGTAATTGTTAACTTGTACTAAGTTACCATTTCTTTTTAGAATAGCAAATCCATGATTCCATTCATTTATTTCTAAATATTCTGGAGTAAGTTCACATAGACATCCAAGGCTATAACCACGTATGGTTGTAGATTCATCTGGACCATAAACTCTTTGTGAACTAGAACTAGTTTTGTGGAAGTGATTGATAAGACAATTAGTCTTTAGTCTCATTAGAGCAGTGCGAGCTGGTACTACACCACCTGCACCAGGAATTTTATCTCCATGCTCTATTAAGAAGTCACCAAATACAACTTTAGATCTAAATGGAATAAACTGTACACCATATTCAGCTACACGTAGTAATACATCTAGTCTGAATTCATCCATGTCTAATAGTTCAGATGCCTTAACTCTAAGGTATCTTTCAAATCTATTCTCATGGTTACCTGGTATAAAGTAAATTGGAATATCTGGGAATCTGTATCTGCAGTATTCAAGGAATTGTCTACCGGCTTCTATTTCTTGTTTAAAATGCACATTTCTTGGGTCTTTCTCATGAAATGACATCTGATAGAAGTCTAACATATCACCATTAATGAATAGTGATTCAATCTTTTGTGCTTCCATTTCAGCAAATGCTGCTTCAATAGCATCATTATCTTGGTATGGAATGTGAATATCACCAATAACTCCTACTGAGTTGCATGCTGATGGAAATATAAAAGTATCACGCTTATTAGCATAAGACTCTGGTAGGAATTTTTCTTTCATAGTGAATTCTACTTTAAGTTCTTTTTGAAAATTGTTAGTATACAGAGTTTTTCTATTTCTATCACCTAATTGACCTCTGTAATATCTTACTCTACTGTATACTGATTCAAAGCTTGAGAAAGTGGGATGCTCAGAAAATATTTTCTTTGCAAGAGTTTTAGATGGAGAATTTGGAAAGTTCTCAAGATACTCTATTATTATATCAGTATCTTTATGTTTATTGTGTTGATTACCTTTTTTGCCTGCCATATCTATTAATAATATACTAAAAATCTAGCATATGTTTACTGTAAAACTAGTAAAACGTGATGGTAAGTTAGTTTATCCAGATGATAAATCCAAATTAAATTATCAAATCTTTCTTGATAAACTAACTGATGGACAACAAGTTGAAGTATTTATGGGCCTTACATCAGATAATGGTTCTATTGCACAATTGGCTAAAGTCCATGCCTGTATACGTGAATTAGCCAAAGAATCTGGCTATACA